CCGCCGTGTCGTGGAAGTCCAGGCTGTCGGCGTGGCGGGTTTGCAGGGTGTCGATGCCCAGATGCTTCTGGGCGATCAGGGTGAGGATGGTGTCGATCTGGCTCATGGCGTTTCCTTTCGGGGTGTGGTTGGCGTGACGTGATGAACGCGCTGTTCCCGATGGAAGCCAAGCTCAATCCGCAGGAATGACGAACAGATGATTGAAGAAGGTGACGATGGGACTCTCGATTCGCGCCTACGCGCGCCACCGTGGCGTGTCGCACGTGGCCGTGAAGAAGGCCATCGACACCGGGCGGATCACCGCACTGCCTGACGGCACGATTGATCCGGATGCGGCGGACGCCCAGTGGGCACAAAACACATTGCAGCCGCGCCGCGCCGCTGCGCAGGAGAAGGTCGGCACCACGAAGGCGCGACCCGCGCTCGCGCCCGCCGAAGCGACACCGCAGCGCGATGTCTCCGACACCAGCACAGCGCCGATGTCGGCGGGCGGTACCTCGCTCTTGCAGGCGCGCACGGTCAACGAGGTGCTCAAGGCCAAGCTCAACAACCTGGAGCTGGCGCACCGCAAGAAGGAACTGGTGGATCGGGCGCAGGCCGTGGCCCACGTTTTCAAGCTCGCACGCATCGAGCGCGACGCGTGGTTGAACTGGCCCGCGCGCATCTCGGGGCAGATGGCCTCAGCGCTTGGCATCGACGCGCACACGATGCACGTCACGCTGGAAGCCGCCGTGCGCGAGCACCTGATCGAACTGGGCGAGCTGCGCCCGCGCGTGGATTGACGATGGACGATTACGAAGGCGCTGTTGAGATCGAACGCGCGTGGCGCGACGGCTTGACGCCTGATCCGCTACTCACCGTGTCGGAATGGTCGGATCGCCATCGGATGCTCTCCAGCAAGGCCTCCGCCGAACCCGGGCGCTGGCGCACCAGCCGCACGCCGTACCTGAAGGCGATCATGGATTGCCTGTCGCCGACCTCGCCGGTTGAGCGCGTGGCGTTCATGAAGGCCGCTCAGCTCGGCGCGACCGAAATGGGATCGAACTGGATCGGCTACGTGATCCACCACGCACCGGGCCCGATGATGGCGGTCTGGCCGACGGTGGAGATGGCCAAGCGCAACTCGAAGCAGCGAATCGACCCGCTGATCGAGGAGTCGGCGGCGCTGGCGGAATTGATCGCGCCCGCGCGCAGCCGGGATTCGGGCAACACGATTCTGGCCAAGGAGTTCCGGGGCGGCGTGCTGGTGATGACCGGCGCGAACAGCGCGGTGGGCCTGCGCTCGATGCCGGTGCGCTACCTGTTCCTCGACGAAGTGGACGGCTACCCGCTGGACGTCGAGGGCGAAGGCGATGCGATCTCGCTGGCCGAGGCGCGCACGCGCACCTTCGCGCGCCGCAAGATCTTCATCGTGTCGACGCCGACGATCTCCGGGGCGAGCGCCATCGAACGCGAGTACGAGGCCAGCGACCAGCGCCGCTACTTCGTGCCGTGCCCGCACTGCAACCACCCGCAGTGGTTGCGCTTCGAGCAACTGCGCTGGGACAAGGGGCAACCGGAAACCGCCGCCTACATCTGCGAATCCTGCGACACGGCGATTGCCGAGCATCACAAGACGTGGATGCTGGAGCACGGCGAATGGCGCGCGATGGCCGAGGGCAAGACGGCGGGATTTCACCTGTCGTCGCTGTACAGCCCGGTGGGCTGGCGCTCGTGGCGCGACATCGCCGCCGCGTGGGAAGCCGCCGTCAACAAGGAATCGGGATCGGCCGCCGCGATCAAGACCTTCAAGAACACCGAGCTGGGCGAGACCTGGGTCGAGGAAGGCGAAGCGCCCGACTGGCAACGGCTGGTCGAGCGCCGCGAGGAGTACCGCATCGGCAGCGTGCCGCAAGGCGGTCTGCTGCTGGTTGGCGGCGCGGACGTGCAGAAAGATCGCATCGAGGCCTCGGTCTGGGCCTTCGGGCGCGGCAAGGAATCGTGGCTGGTCGAGCACCGCGTGCTGATGGGTGACACCGCCCGGGACGCAGTGTGGAGGGCGCTGGCCGCGATGCTGGCCGAGAACTGGACGCACGCCTCGGGCGTGGCAATGCCACTGGCGCGTTTCGCGCTGGACACCGGCTTTGCCACGCAGGAAGCCTACGCCTTCGTGCGTGCCTGCCACGATCCGCGCGTGATGGCGGTCAAGGGCGTGCCACGCGGTGCTGCCCTGATCGGCACGCCGACTGCCATCGATGTCTCGCAGGGCGGCAAGAAGCTGCGCCGGGGCATCAAGGTGTTCACGGTGGCGGTCGGCATCGCCAAGTTGGAGTTCTACAACAACCTGCGTAAGAGCGCGGACGTCGGCGAGGACGGCTTGACCCCGGTGTTTCCGGCCGGGTTCGTCCATCTGCCGAAGATCGACGCCGAGTTCATCCAGCAGCTCTGCGCGGAGCAATTGATCACCCGCCGCGACCGCAACGGCTTCCCGGTGCGCGAGTGGCAAAAGATGCGCGAGCGCAACGAGGCCCTGGACTGCTACGTCTACGCCCGCGCGGCCGCATCCAGCACGGGACTGGATCGCTTCGAGGAACGCCACTGGCGCGAACTGGAGCGGCAACTGGGGGTAGCACCCCCACCGGATGAGCCACCGCCCATCCACGACATCGAATTGAACGAGGCCACCCGACGCGGTGGCCTCGCTGCTTCTGGAACCCGCAATTCCGGTCGGCGCGTCATCCGAAGCCGTTGGCTTCGTTGACGGCGGCCGCTTCAAACCAAGGAGAACACATGAGTCTTGCCACCCGCATCGAGAGTCTGGTCATCCGCGTCGCGCAGGAGTTCAACGACGTCCGGGCCACCGCAGGCAATCTCGCCAACCTGTCCACCACCGACAAGTCGAGTCTGGTCGCGGCGGTCAACGAGCTGAAGGCGGCGGTGCTGTCCGCCACCGCCATCGACGACAGCCAGATCGCCGCCTCCAGCACTTACTCGTCGAACAAGATCGTGTCGCTGCTCGACGCGCTCAAGGCCGACATCCTGGGTGGCGCGGACGCCGCCTACGACACTCTGGTGGAAATCCAGCAGTTGCTGCAGAACGGCACGACGGGTCTGGACGCGCTCCTGGCCGCCGTCAGTCTGCGGGTGCGCTTCGACGCGGCGCAGACCTTGACGGTTGCCGAGCAACTGCAGGCCCGCACCAACATCGGCGCGGTGGCGGCCGCCGATGTCGGGAACACCGACACCGACTTCGTCGTGGTCTTCGACGGGGCGCTGGCCTGATGAGCCTCGCGTCCAGCATCGCCGCTCTTGCGGCGCGCATCGGCTTCGAGGTCAAGACCAAGATCGACGCCACACATCCTGGTCTCGCCCGGGTGTGGGTGAGCTTCGGCTACGAGGGCGGTCAGGTCGTGATCGCCAGCGCGCGCAACGTGGCCAGCGTCGTGCGCACGGCGGCGGGCCGATATCGCGTGCATTTCGCCGTGGCGATGCCGGATGCGAACTACTGCTGGACGGCGCTCGCACGCAGCAGCGTCAACAGCGGCCAGCAACGAGTGGCCGTCGTGCGCGCCAGCTCCGACCTCAAGACGGCCCAGTACGTCGACATCTCCTGTGCGACGACTGCAACGTCGTTCGACGACTCCTCCGAAATCAATCTCGTGGTGTACCGTTGATGGCCTACACAGAAATCCAACTCCAGGCCTTGGAGAGCGCGCTCGCCAAGGGCGAACGGCGCGTGACCTTTGCCGACAAGACGGTCGAGTACCGCTCGGTCGACGAACTGATGGCCGCGATCCGCGAGGTCAGGCGCGGACTGCTGCAGCAGGCGGCTGAAACCGGGCTGCTGCCCGGTGCGCCGCGCCAGATCCGGGTCACGACGTCGAAGGGGTTCTGATGGCCTGGACAACATCACGAACGCCAGCAAGCTGGCTAGGCAAACTCCGTAGCCTCTTCGGTCAGCCTCCCGTCCACGAGGCAGCGGGGCGTGGTCGTCGCTCGCTGGCGTGGATGCCCGGCAACCCCGGCGCGGTCGCCGCGATGCTGGCGACCAGCAACGAACTGCGCGGCAAGAGCCGTGACCTCGTGCGCCGCAATGCCTGGGCGCAGGCAGGCATCGAAGCCTTCGTGGCCAACGCGGTCGGCACCGGCATCAAGCCGCAGAGCCTGTCGCCCGACGAGGCGTTCAAGGCCGAAGTGCAGGCGCTGTGGCGCGACTGGACGGCGGAAGCCGACGCCGCCGGTCAGACTGACTTCTACGGTTTGCAGGCGCTGGCCTGCCGCGCAATGCTCGAAGGCGGCGAATGCCTGATCCGCTTGCGGCCGCGACGCCCGGAGGACGGGCTGGTCGTGCCGCTGCAGCTTCAGTTGCTGGAGCCCGAGCACCTGCCGATCAATCTGAACACCGATCTTCCTTCGGGCAACGTCGTGCGCTCCGGCATCGAGTTCGACAGCCTGGGGCGGCGCGTCGCCTACCACCTGTACCGCTCGCATCCCGAGGACGGGCGTCTTGCGCCGATGTCGGGCCAGGGCGGGATGGACACGGTGCGCATCCCGGCTGCGGAAATCATCCATCTGTTCCGCGTGCTGCGCCCAGGCCAGATTCGCGGCGAGCCGTGGTTGTCGCGGGCGCTCGTCAAGCTCAACGAACTCGACCAGTACGACGACGCCGAACTGGTGCGCAAGAAGACCGCCGCGATGTTCGCGGGCTTCGTCACGCGCGCCAACCCGGAAGACAACCTGATGGGCGAAGGCGCAGCCGACGCCGAAGGGATTGCGTTCGCCGGGCTGGAGCCGGGAACGCTGCAGATTCTGGAGCCCGGCGAGGACATCAAGTTCTCCGATCCCGCCGACGTGGGCGGTTCGTACTCCGAGTTCCTGCGCACGCAGTTCCGCGCGGTTGCCGCCGCCATCGGCATCACCTACGAACAACTGACCGGCGATCTGACCGGCGTGAACTACTCGTCCATCCGTGCCGGGATGCTGGAGTTCCGGCGGCGCTGCGAGATGCTGCAGCACGGCGTGCTGGTGCATCAGCTGTGCCGTCCGGTGTGGGCGGCGTGGATGAAGCAGGCCGTGCTCGCCGGGGCGCTCGAAGCGCCGGGCTTCGCGCGTGGCGGGCCCGCCCGTCGTCGTCAGTACCTCGCCGTGAAGTGGATTCCGCAGGGCTGGCAGTGGGTCGATCCGGAGAAGGAATTCAAGGCGATGTTGCTGGCCATCCGCGCGGGCTTGATGTCGCGCTCGGAAGCCATCTCGGCCAACGGCTACGACGCCGAAGACGTCGACCGCGAGATCGCCGCCGACAACCAGCGCGCCGACGACCTCGGCCTGATCTTTGATTCCGACCCTCGCTACACGTCGAAGGACGGCGGCAGCGCGGAACCCAACCGCAACGCCGTCACACCCGACGCCACCGGCAGCCAGTCGATTTCCTGACTCGTCGCCTGACCGTTTTCCAGAAGGATTCCCATGACCGTGCTGCCACATCTGGCGGCGCGCCTCTTTGGCGTGCCGCTGGCGATCCATCGCCCGAAACTCGACGTCATCCTGTCCGTGCTCGGTGCGCGCATTGGCCTGACCGACATGGTCGTGCCCGCGGACTACGCGCCGACCACACGCCCACTGTCGCCTGCGACCGGCAAGGTCGCCGTCATCCCGATCCACGGCACGCTGGTGCGCCGCACCTCCGGCCTCGAAGCCGTGTCGGGCCTCGCCAGCTACACCAGCATCGCCGCGCAACTGGACGCGGCGTTGGCCAGCCCTGAGGTCGCCGCGATCCTGCTCGATGTCGATTCGCCCGGCGGCGAATCCGGCGGCGTGTTCGACCTGGCCGACCGCATCCGCGCGGGCGTGCAAGTCAAGCCGGTCTGGGCCGTGGCCAACGACATGGCGTTCTCGGCGGCCTACGCACTGGCGTCCGCCGCGAGCCGAGTGTTCGTCGCGCGCACCGGCGGCGTCGGCTCGATTGGCGTCATCGCCATGCACATCGATCAGTCGGTGAAGGACGCGAAGGATGGCGTTCGCTATACCGCCGTGTTCGCGGGCGAGCGCAAGAACGACCTCAACCCGCACGAACCGATCTCCGACGAGGCGCATGCCGTCCTGAAGGCCGAGGTGGATCGCGTCTACGACCTCTTCGTCGAGACGGTCGCTCGCCATCGCGGCCTCGACGCCGACGCCGTGCGCGCCACCGAAGCGGGCCTGTTCTTCGGCCCGGATGCCGTCGGCGCTGGTCTGGCCGATGCGGTCGGCGGCTTCGACGACGCGCTCTCGCAGCTCACCCAATCGCTTTCCCCACTCCCGACTCAGGTGGCTTCGGCCAGCCAAGCGGGCCTTTTTCGCAACCACCAGATGGAGTCATCCATGAATGATCGAACCGACCCCGCTGCTCTTGATCGGCCTCTTGCTGATCCTGCTGGCAATCCTCCTCAACCCTCCGCCACCGCCTCCACCGCCACGGCAATGACCGTGGCCGACGCCGTCGAAATCGCCCAGACCTGCACGTTGGCTGGGCGCACCGACCTGATCGCGGGCTTCCTCGAAGCGCAGGCCTCGCCCGCCAAGGTGCGCAGCCAGCTCCTGGCCGCGCAGGCCGACGCCAGTCCCGAAATCACCAGTCGCATCACGCCCGATGCCGTTCGCCCTTCGGCCAGCAATCCGCTGATCGATGCAGCAAAGCAGATCGCGGCGCAATCCACCGCCTTCAAGAAGGAGATCTGAAATGTCCGTTCTCGCCGAACCCCTGAACCTGGGCGACCTGCTCAAGTACG